GCTGATGACTTAACAGCAAGAAAAACTGCGTTAATGGATCAAATGGAAGCCAACAGCACGCAGCTTGGCAAGTTAGAGGATCAGGCTTTAGGTGATTTAGAAAAACGGTTTGCTGCGACTGATGAAAAGTCGTTTTTTAGAGAAACAGACATAGAATTTGATAAAGGGCTGTTTAAGCTACCTGACAATCAATTTAGGTTTGAGATTGATGACAGGCCAGCAAAAATAAAAATAGACATTGATGATGATGCTGACGCACTGTTTAGCAACATTACAAGTGATGCTTTAGAGCGCGTTTTGCCAAATACAGAGCGCGGTGTTTCAAAAAAATTAGGTGATTTTTTAGATCACGATGAGTTGTTTGAAAATTATCCGCAGCTTAAAAATTACGATACGGTGATTACCTTTGACCCTAAAAACGAAGCCCGTGGCAGCTTTAGCCCAAGCCGAAAGACTATCACAGTAAACCTTGCTGATATGCGCCCACTAGGCGATGGCGCTGTTTCTGGCGCAAGTTTGAAAAAACAAATTAAATCGACTCTAGTGCATGAAATACAGCACGCCGTTCAGGAAATAGAGGGTTTTGCAAGAGGGTATAACACACAAGCAAGCGCAACACAGCCAGTAATACAAGCCATTAGAAACAACAAAGAAATATTAAATAAGGCTCGACGAGGAGAAATAAAATACGATACCGCAAGGGCTGAACTGCAATCGCTTTCTGATGCAGAACGCATAAAATATTACGAAGAAATGGCAACCAGAGACAGTTTCCAGCCGCGCCGCTTATTTAACCAAGCTAACTGGTATAAGTATGGCGATGACATACGGCGCGAGTTGCAAGCAGAATTGGGCTATTCTTACAATAAACGCAAAAGCGCAGACCGGGAACGCTGGATAGCAGCCGCATTTGGTAAACTTGCCAAGTATGAACGCGCAGAATCTATGGGTGGCGCAGCTTTAGCTGACAGGCTGGCAATGAAAGAAATTAAAAGTCAGTATGGCAAGCAAAGGCGTATTGTTGATAAAAATTACGATGATTTTGCAAAATCAAGAAATGCACGTTACGCGTTAGATAAATTTAGAAATGATCCACGGTATAACATTGAAAACCCTAATTTAAATTTTAACGTATATTCCGATTCTTTAGGTGAGGCAGAGGCGAGGGCCGTACAAGCAAGGGCTGAACCATTCGGCACGGCACAGTCATATGGCCGTATGTATTTCCCACCGGGGCAGTTTGAAGAAAACTTTATGGAAAATGCGCCACCATTTGGTTTGCAGAATACTTTGCGGCAACAGGGCGGGTTTTTTAAGGATTAAATGGCCCAGAAAACAATCAAGCTGGATTACCAGCCACAGCCAAAGCAGGCGCTCTTGCATAAATGCAAGGCCAAGCAGATATTGTTTGGAGGCGCCGCAGGCGGTGGTAAATCCCATTCTGGTAGATGGGACATCATAGGCTTTTGCTTGGAAAACCCAGGCTTGCAGGCGTTTATCTTCAGGCGCAGCTTGCCAGAGCTTGATAGCAACCATATACAGCCGTTGAAGAAAGAAATGCCGCCAGAACTTGGCAACTTTAACGAAACGCGCAAGCGTTATGAGTTTTATAACGGCAGCAGCATCCAGTTCCAGTATTTGGAGCGTGATAGCGATTGTGACCGTATTCAGGGTACAGAGATACACATAGCGCTAGTTGATGAGGCCGGGCAAATGACGCCCTACCAGCTTGGCTACATTAAGTCACGGATGCGTCTTGGCAACTTTGAGGCAAAACAACAGGGTTTTCTGCCGCGTTTGGTGATGACAGCCAATCCAGGCGGTCAATCGCATAACTTTCTAAAAGCGCTATATATCGATCCAGCGCCAGCGGAAAGCTATTTTTACGATCATACGATGCGTGATCCGAATAATGCAGCCGATAAAGGCTGGCTGACCATGTATATCCCGGCCAAAATGACGGACAATAAGTATATTGACCCTTCATATGCCTCTAGTTTTAGCGCACTGCCTGAAGAATTAGGCCGCGCTTTGCGTGAAGGTGATTGGGATTTAGTTGTTGGCAGTTTCTTTGGCGATGTCTGGAAACGTGATCTGCATGTAATCAGGCCGTTTGAAATACCTATTAACTGGACAAAGTTCCGGTCATTCGACTGGGGCAGCGCGTCACCTTTCTCCGTAGGGTGGTGGGCTGTCGCAGACGGCCATGATGACATACCTGACGGCGCCTTGGTGCGTTACCGCGAATGGTACGGCTCATCAGGCAGGCCGAATGTGGGTCTTAGAATGACAGCAGAGGAAGTTGGCGCTGGCATTAGGGCCAGAGAGCGCGGTGAGCGCATAGATTTTAGCGTAGGCGATCCAAGCATATGGAAGTTTGACGGCGGCCCCTCAATAGGTGAGCGCCTTAGTAAAATGGGTGTGAAATTTCGCCGTGCGGATAATAGCCGCGTGGCAGGATGGGATCAGGTGCGACAACGCCTGATAGGTGATGATGGCATACCGATGCTTTATGTTTCTACGGAATGTACTGACACGATACGCACCCTTCCTGTCCTTACACATGATAAGCATCGAGTTGAGGATATTGACACTACGCAGGAAGATCACGCGGCTGATGAAATCCGCTATGCGTGCATGGCAAGACCTTATCAGCGCCGCGCTCCTGACATTGAAGAAGATATTTGGCGGCCAGCAACGATAGACGAAATGATGGCTGGCCTAGATAACGCAACCAAGCCGCAAGGCTGGAGAATGTAATAATGGTAGATTCCTACACATTTGACCGCGAACCCACCAAAAAGGGTGATCGTGCGGCATACTGGAATTACGAGATTAGAAAAGCGCGTAAATTTGAAGAAAGCTGGCGTGATCGCTGCTTTGACATCATTGAGCGCTATAGAGATGACAGCCCTGACCGGGCAATGCGCGAAACACGCATGAATATCTTTTATTCCAATGTTGATACGTTAAAAGCCTCTTTATACTTTAAAACGCCAAAGCCGCGTGTATCCAGACGCTTTAAAGACAGCGATCCTGTAGCCAGATCAATAGCAACCGTTATTGAGCGCGGATTACAGTATCAGCTAGACGTATATAACTTTGATGCAGCAGTCAGGCGCGTAATCGAGGATCAATTGATTGTCGGGCGCGGTGTCATGCGTATGGTTTATGAGCCATTGCTGCTTGAAGGCGATCCAGAGCAGATTCCTGTGCAGGCTAACAATGTCATGGGCATTGGTGAGGTTGCGCCCGGTCAAATGGGCGAGGTGCCTATTGGTCAGGCTTTTGTGGATGCAGATGGCAATGAAGTTGACCAGGCAGCAGTCAAAATGGGGCCGCAAGGCGCATTTGTTGAAGGTGATCCTGTTGAATATATAGGTGAGCAGTCAATCCGTTGTGAATACGTCCATTGGGGCGATTTTGTCATGTCACCAGCTAGATGCTGGGAGGATGTGACGTGGATTGGTTTCAGGCACCTAATGACACGCCAGGAACTGGTTGATTATTACGGCGCCAAGGGCGAGATGATCCCTTTGACATATAAGCGTGATGACGCGATGTATGATAACAGCGAAATGCCTGACATGGGCGAAATCTGGGAAATCTGGGATAAGCGCAGCGGCAAGCAGATATTTATCGCTTATGACTATGATGAACTGCTGGAAGAATTTGACGATCCGTATAATTTAGAAGGTTTCTGGCCTATTCCAGAGCCGCTTTATGCAATTAGCACAACAGACACCACGCTGCCTGTTCCTGAAATTTTAAGCTATGAAGATCAGCTATTTGAACTTGATCTGATTACACAGCGTATTGCAAATCTGACTGAAGCCCTTAAACGGCGCGGTGTGTATGACGCATCGTTCCAAGAACTGCAACGCCTGGCCACAGCAGCAGACAATGAGTTTGTTCCTGTTGATAACATGGCAATGTTGCAAGCTGGCGGCGGGTTAGCCAATGTCATGCAGGAAGCGCCGCTTGATAACATTATCAAAGCATTAGCCCAGCTTTATCAATCACGCCAGATTGTCATACAGGCCATTTACGAGATTACTGGCATATCTGACATAATGCGCGGCAATTCAGCCAGCCGTGAGACAGCAACAGCACAGCGGATCAAAGGCCAGTTTGGCGCTATGCGTCTGATAAACCGCCAGCGGCGCATTGAGCAATTCCTTGATAGCATCATGGAAATGAAAGCCGAAATGATGGTTGAAAACCTAGAGCCATCATTGCTTTCACGCATAACAGGCATAGCTATCACACCTGAAATGGTGGCAGTGATACAGGATGAGCGTTTGCGTCAATATCGTGTGTCTATTGATACAGATGAAAGCGCTGC